AGTATCTTGTATCAGATGCATCATTCTCCTTGACTTCCCAGTACTTGCTGATGTCGATATTGTCAAGAATGCCGTCATAGTTATCGAACTTCATTGTCAGTTCAATTGATGGCACGTTGCCTATCATACGGCAGTCAGCAAAAGAGACAGACATCTTATAATCAAGAAGTCTGTCTGTTACATCTTTATTCCCATATTTAATAAGCATAGTATCACACCTCTATTAAAGAAACAGAGAACGATTCTGCTTTGATACCTGTCTTGACTCTTTTATAATTGTACTTTTTATTTCCGGCATACATCGTCTTGGTGCCTCTTATGCCATGATCAGGAATATATAACTCACAAGTAAAAGTTGATGGTGTTAATGCTTTAAGAAGTGACATAACATCTGTCAAAGGTGTTATTTTATATGTCAATGTTACCTTCAGCATATTTGCACGAATTCTGTTCCTTCTCAATATGCCAGTAGATACCGGTCTGACACTATCGCTATCAAGATCACTAATCTCTACACTTATTTCAGAAGGTGTAGGAAGTGCTGTACCATTAACTTTTATTTTTGCTTCATCTGCCATAAGTAGCACCTCCTAATAGTCAAATACAGGCTTTCCTGTACGTGCTTCATAATCTTTGATGTTATCAATTACCATTTTGGTAATAACCTTGCCATCTTCTAATACCAGATTAATAACATAAGTGGCATTTCCACCGCCTTCCTGGACAGGCATTCTTTCAATAAGTCTCTCAGCAATCATATCAAGACCTCTTGTATTTCTCTGTAAAGGAATAACTGCTTCTGGTCCTGCCTCACCAAACACTGCAGGTGTAGCTCTATCTACAACAGCACCTTTTGCCAGTCTAGGTATTTCAGAAATATGGAATCCTTTTCCACCGACTCCTGGAACCCAACTAGGCACCTTAATCTTATTAATCCCTCTGATGAACGTGTTAATCCCACTGATAATTGCATTCAATGGTGCCTTGAACATATTTCCCAAACCAGAAATAACGCTATGGAATATCTGTTTTACACCTTCCCATGCTTTTCTCCAATTACCTGAAAATACACCTTTAATGAATGTGATAATTCCATTGAATACACCTTTTGCCATTTCCCAGATTGATTTTACTTTTGCCAGGAATCCATTTAAGCCGACCCCCAAAAGACCTAGACTCTTTGTCCAATCTGTATAAAAGATAGTTTTGAGGAAACCACTGAACCCTTCAAAGATCTGCTGAATTCCCTTCCATGCTTTGTCTGCATCGTGCGTGAACACACCTACAAAGAAATCGATTAATCCTTGGAAAATTTTTGTTACAGATGCAACAATTTTTGAAATAATATTTCCCCACGTTTTGAATGAATTAGTTAAATTTCCTACAACAAAATCAACGAGAGGTGAAAGGATATTCTTCCATAAGAAATTGATCACATCACCTACTGTATTAATAACTGGCTTCATCGATTCCCACATCTCTATTACACCTTTTAATGCAATGCTGAGAATAGTTACAAGGAAATTAGCAAGAGGAGCCATGATATTCTTCCAGAATGATAATGCAACAGTTGCAACTGCCTCGACAGCTTTCACAAATACTTTTGCAAGAAATGTTGCAATAGGCACTATGATTGTATTGAACACATCAAGTAGGAAAGAGAATAATGGCTGAAGAATATTCTTATAAATATTTTTTAATATCTCCATTAATGCATTCACTGCATCAATCACAATTTTTCTAAACGTTTCGCTTGTCTGATAAAGATAAACCAATGCAGCAACAACTGCACCGATTGCTACTGCTACAATTGCAGCAGCTCCTGCTGTTGTTCCTAGTACTCCCTGAATAACAGACAGTACTCCCCAGTTTGAAACTGCCAGCCACAACTGCTGGAAAGGAGCAATAAGAGCCGTAACAGCAGAAACAATAGCTCCCCAATGCATTATTGTCTCAAATGCTAAAAAGCCGGCTACAATGCCAGCAATCAATGCGATAATAACAGGCTGATTTTCATCAAACCATTTTCTTAATTCCTTAAGTTTTTTCAGAATTTTATCTACTGCTTTCGAAATCTTATCACTGCCCTTATCTGCTTTGTCTTCTCCTTCTCCCCAATCAATTCCACCAATATCATAGCCACCATCACCGACACCGCCGGCTCCTGTGCCTCCGTTTCCTCCTGAACCGCCTGCTCCTGATGAATCTGAAGAATCGATATTATTTATCTCATCTATTGAGGCCAGTGTGCCTAAAGCCTTGGCGGTCTTTTTGGCCTGTCCCTCTGTTCCTTTAAGCGTTTTATTTAAACCCTTAGAAGAGTTGCCCGCAGATTTCATAGAACTTCCTGCTGATTTTGAAGAATTTCCAACAGAATTAATTGCTTTTGTTGTCTGTTTTGTACTAGCTTTTGCAGAGTTGGACTTTTTACCAAATAATTTGCCAAAAACACCCGCAATAACATTTGCTACGGTAATAACCTTTCCAATCACTGTATTAAGCACTTTGATAACAGGTGTAAAAACCGCAACAAGGCCATTACCAATAATTCCAAGAAGCTGTTTCCATTGTTCCTGTAGTATTCTGACCTGGTTTGCCCATGTGCCACTTGTTCTAGCAAAGTCTCCTTGTGCAAGTGACAACTGCTGCATAACATAGTTATATCTTAAAGTAACAAGTTCTGCCTGGCTCATATTGTTGATATTTGTTGTAATACCTTGAGATAGTGCATACTGCTGCAGATTTGTCTGTGTCATTACGATGCCAAGATCTTTTAAAGTCTCAGTTTCTCCGGTGAATACAGATTTCAATTTCACATCTGCTAATTCTTGAGAAATATTATAGAAAGATGCAACATCTCCTGTTAATCCAGCAAGAGATATTGCCATGTCACTTGCTTTGTTTGCTCCAAGGCCCATGCTTGAAGCCATTGCCATATATGTAGAGGCCGTTTTCTTTGCACTGAGCTCACTCATACCGAACTGCTGAATAGAGTTGCTGGCAAACTTTTCAGCTTTCCATGACATATCACCAAATGCTACATCAACAACGTTCTGTACTTCGGTAAGATTGGATGCTATGCCTATTGCCTGTCTGCCTAATCCAATCAATGCCTTAGTTCCTTTGTATGCTGCTGCACCAATTGCAACAAAGCTGAATGCAGATTTGATTTTTCCAAAAGCATTATTTATGATATCGGTTTGATTGTTTATGTTTTTACTTGCGCTTTTTGTCTGATTGACTGCATCATTCAATGAAGAATTGAATTTGCTTGTTTCAGCGGAGATTATAACTTTAAGTTCCTCTAATGTCATCCATTTTTACCTCCACCATATTTTCTGTTATGATAATTTGCAAACTTTCTTCTCTGCGCTTTGAAGTTTTCAAATTCATTGTAATCCTGCTGCTTTTTATGCTTTTCTTTCTCTTCTTCGAACAGACCAGGATAATAATCCCAAAGACCATGCATTTCTTTTTGATTATCATTTCCATTAACAATAAGATCGATGCCTTCTATAATCTGTTGAGCAAGGTTATGAGCATGTATTGCCTGTTGTTTCTGTTTGTATTTCTCTCTTCTTCTGTAAGAATCTATTTCATCTATAATATCTCCAAAAGATGAATTCCAGAATGCATCAGTGCTTATACAGCAGTCAAGAGCGATAGGATATAATTCATTGATCATATCGCTCAGTGTCTGATATTCTACATCTGCTCTTTTGCTTCCTCGATATTTTCGTTCATCGTATCTGCCTGAGCCTGTGAGAAAAAACCACTTACCTGAAAAATTGGAAGAAACACATCAGTCATGAATGAAAGCTGTGAACCACCTTCTTCTTCATATTTATCAAATAATTCAATTACGTCTTTTTCTTTGATGCCATGATTGTATTTCTTTATTGCACCATGAGTGATAAGCAGCATCACCTTAAGTGGTGGCATCTCGTTATTTTCAGTATTTGACGAAATAACGCTTAATAGATTTGCGTTGAACAAACTTTCAAGTCTGATTATTTCCTGGGTTGTGAGTTTTAACTTATATTCAGTATCTCCTACCTTCCACAAAGCGAAAGGCTGCTTTTTTTTCTGTTTCTTTACAGGTTCTTTTTCTTCTTCAAGAATATCTAAACCTTCTGATAATGCTCCCATTTTATGCCTCCTTTATCCAATAATTGGGTCAGTGATTGTAAACGCAGATGATAATGCAATGTTCATATCAAATTCAATTACACCATTGACTCCTCCGCCTGTTCTTTTTAATGAAATCTGTCCATTGAATTCTGTAGTAGTACCATCTTTTAATGTTTCTTTAAAAGATAATACTTCCCCACTCTCTTCATATTTTCTTAATACTCTGTATGGGCTGTCAGTTTCTGTATTATCATATTTGAATTTATATGTAATATCTCCTGGATCTCCGATACCCATTTCATATACTTTCTGTGTATCATCAAGATCACTGTTTTCTACTTTCTCAGGTTCAACACCAATTTCTGGCAATTCTTTTAATCCCTTTAATTTGGTATAGCTTGTTACTGTCTTGCTTTTAAATTCTAACTTAGCACCATTTGCTAACATAATGATTCCTCCATTAATTTAATTTGTATGATAGATAAACTGCTTCTTGCAGTCTATGATTGCTTCATATCTCATCTGTTTATGTTTTAATCCGCTTGGATCCGGCACATCGGAACATGATGTTCTCAGGAATCCTAATGTTGTCATCACATCATCTACGTCACAAGCAGTCTGACTGGTACTGTTGTTATCCCAGATGTCAATCCTGTAGCGAATGTATGATGACTGTTCTTTATCATCTGTGAACTCTTCAACCTTATTTTCTTCTTCAACAAACTGCACAGCAGGAAGCATAGACCAGTTGTGTGGATATGCGTCACTTGCATTTTCAGAAACCTTAGATAATTCTTTATATACGATGTCTTTTACATTAATCATTTTATTTACACCTTTCTTTGAGTTTTTTCATAAGCAATTTCCTAGCATTATCATTTATCTTATCTATATTGTCATGCATCGCCGGATACATGAATGGTCTAGCATATTGCCCTTTTGTGAGATATCCAATAGGCTTATCACCTTTATATACAACTTTAAAACCATATTCTTCTGCTCTATCAGGCGTCATCGCATCGCCAGGTATCATCCATCCCTGCTGCTTATAATGCACATTGACATTTGGTGAAATTCCATTGTGATTTGCTTCACCATTTGGTCCTGTACCAAACTCATAATAAGCAGCATAAGGAGAATTAGTATAAACAGTTGCTTCTGCACCTTTTGATGTACTTTTGTTTCTTACTTTCACAGATCTTATTAGGTCACCACTTACATATGTAATAAGAAGTCTGGCTTGTGCCTGTACCAATAATCCGCCTTGTCTTACAGCCTGTGTGCATACTTCCGATGCATCATTGGCAGATATCTGCTGAAGCTTTGAGATAAGTCTGTCTGCATTTTTTAGATTGCTCATAATCTTTCAATCTCTATGTGCTTAAAACGCTTATATTTCTGCACACTGACGACTTTATAATTGACACCCTCATAAATAATCATGTCGTGAACATTTATCGTTAAAATACCATAATAATGCATATTCATGATTGCATGGATGCGCATCCCATAAAGTTCAAACTGCGTTGAACTACTTGCTGGATAAATAATCGCTTCATCATCGTATCTTTTGGATTCATATTCTTCGATATTATTACCCTCAGAATCTTTATAAGGTTTGTATCTTCTAAGAGTGAACTTCTTCAGACTTTTTTTCTTCATCTCTTCTTCTCCTTGCTATTGGTGTTAGGCGATAATTATCTACTGCCGATAATATCTCATCTTCTTTCAGATAAGATTCGTTTTCTCCACCTTCACTATATGATGCAAGTCCTTCATTACCTCTTCTTTCGTATCTTACAAGTGCAAGACTAAGAACATGATCATAAAGAGGTTCTATAAGTTCTGATCTGTTTGCTCTCATAAGAACTCTTTTAGCAGCATTAGAAACAAAAAGAGAGACTATATCATTATCAGTCTCTCCAGTAAGAATTTTAAAATCTCTTTTGATGCTATCCATTCTTATTTGCCTTGATTACAGCAAAAAGCTCATCTTTTGTAAGAGAGTCGTCTGCATCAATATTCATTTCTTTTGCTAGTTCTTTGAGTTCTGCAACATTCATCTTGCTTAAAGGTTTGTTCTTCTTAGCTGATTTTTCTTCAGACGATTCAGATGATAGAAAAGCTTCTAAGATATCTTCTACGATATAATTAAGCGGATCTGCTTTACATACTTTTATCACGTCTTTATTGATACATTCTGTAGTGATACCCGTCTTAATATTTTTAATAAAGCTCATTTAAATCAGTTCCTTTCTTCTATTCAGGATTAGCAGTCAATACAGCAATGCATTTAGACTGAAATACCTTTGCACCATATACATGTAAGCCTTTAACTGCATCAGAGAATCTTTTCTCTGGTCTGTATGCTTCCGTCTTTAAAATCTGTTCTGCATATGAACCAGCTTCTTCTGTACCACCAATGATCTTATACTTTGTCTTTGTAGTATTAGGTACATTGTTTGATACGTAAACTGTGAAGCCTGCTGCATTACCTACTTCACCGCCTTCTAAGATTGCTTTGTTATAATCTGTACCATTGCCTACAAAGCGCTGGTCCTTTAATAATAATCCATGATACCATGCTGGAATGACTACCCAGCGCCCGACTGTAGGAACATTTGCTTCTGTTAATTTAACTCCAAGATCCACCAATAAATCATAAGCAGTTTCTTTTGTCGGCACTTTTGGAGTTGTATCATCACCAATAGTATTATCAGTATGTACATTGATAGCTAATAGATTGGCTGCAAATGCATCTACCACATCATTCATTGAATATGCTGCACGCTCCATGGCTTTATCCATTAGTTTTGGGTTTGTTTGAGCGTTATCAACATCATCTACTGCAAAGTTAAAATACTTTGCCTGGTCAATTTTCAATTCCTGCTGTTCACCATCCAAATCGTCCGGTGCATCAATATCAGTTCCTTTTACATAATCTTTGATAGTGATATCACCAATTTGGTTTACTTTTACGGTATCACCGAAGTTTTTGATTTCTCCTTCATAGTCTCTATTAAGAAGATTCAAATATACGTGTCTCTTATCTAAATGGTTTAATAATCTTGCACTCCAAATCTGCGGAATAAATTTAGTTACTGACATATTCTGTTATTCTCCTATTGTTTCATTAATTTTTGTATTTCGTCCCAGTTGTTGTTGATTTCTTGGGCACTCATATTTTTTAAAGAATCCATAGTAATTGCACTGTTCTCCGGTGCCTTTTTAGGTGGTTCTTTTCCTTTGATACGCTCTTCAACAGCCTTTTCAACAGCAAACTGAAAAGCCTTCTCAACTGTATCGATGGACTGTTTACACGCATCAGCATCTGTTAGATTAAGAATTTCAGCTAATTCTGTAGGAATACCCTTATCAGCAAGCTGAACTTTTGCCTGTGCAGTCAGTTCTCTTCTGGTAATTGCTGCTTCTCTGTCATCGAGTTCTTTTGCTCGTTTTCTTTCCTGGTATTCCTTTTTCTCTTTTTCACTCATATTTTCAAGCTTTTGAGCCTCTGTTCTCTGATCTTCAAGATGCTTTTCCCAGGACTTTCTTTCTTTTGCAATTCTTCCTTGAACAATTTTATCAACATCTTTCTGGGTAAACGTCTTTGGTTCCTGAGTTGATCCGTTGTTATCCTGAGTGTTCTGATCCTCTTGACCATCGCCAGTATTCGCTTCATTTCCCGGGTCTTCAGCAAATAGCTGCAGATTAAGAGGCATCATTTTATTTTTATCTTTCATTACAATTCTCCATTTAAGGTCCGTATGACCATCCCATCTTTTTGTGTCATAAGTTTTTGGACAATAAGATAATGCTTATTTTTCTTTTTTTACATCGTCCTGATAAGTAACAACAGCTTTCAATTTGATAAGTTCTTTAGCTCTTTCTTCATCAGCTTCAAATACTTCACCGACATATCTGACAACACCACATTGCTTATCGATAAGATTATGAATAACTTTTAGCTTCATCTTCTATCCTCCTTTCTTCTTATTTCAGACAAAATAAAAAGACATCTAATAATGCCTATGCCTGTTCTTATTTTTTTCCAATACACTTGATTTACTTTTTTCTTTAGGCGGTCCTTGTGATAATTCCGATACTTCATGATATTCATGACCGCAGATCATGCATTCGTAATGCGTATTCCTTACCATACAGTTTCTATGATTGTCATAATAATATTTAGAATTAACCTCATAATAACAATGCCTATGTTTTCTTAGACCCTGGGCCATCATTTACCTCCATTCTGGGCAAAATAAAAACCGACATCAGTCGGTTTATACAAACGGTAATATATCTTTCAAGTCTTTCATAAATCGCTTGGCTTTTTCAATAGTTGAATTATCAGTAAGGTATTCTATGCCTTTTGGTGTAATCTCACATTTATCCAGATTATATATCTCCAGGTTCTCGTCAATATCTTCATCAACTACTACTCCCTTGATATATCCCTCATTAAAAAGACTAATAATTACATATTTCCAATATTTTCTATTAATCTGCAGATATTTACTATCATGTTTTATAAGTGAGACATCTATTTCATTGCCTTGTTTTAATTGCTGGTATAAATAAGAAAGGATCTGATAAACAACAACATGATAATCATCTCTAGCCATATTTCTTATTCCTTTTCACTGATTTCATCTCTAAATGCATCTTCATAATTCAACTTACCAGAGTTTAATACAAAATCTCTGTCTCGTTTCATTTCATCCAGTTCTTCTTGGGTCTCGACATGCTCACCTACTACGATTTCATCAACATTTTCATAGGTATGATAGAACATATAGTTAACACCATCGTTTAATGTTGGATACAACTCAGCTTCAATAGTAGCAAGCGCCAAAGACACCTTTAACGCGAATAAAGGACAATCATCAAACTGAGGTCCTAAATCATTAAGATGAAACATACCTACTGATTGCTCACTTTTGAGATATGATATTCTAAAATCATGTTTTAAACTTTCATATTTATCTATTGTTTTATCTATCATTTTTTTCACCCTTTTTCTTATTTTTGACTTTGTTTTTTCTGTTGTTTAATGATTTGTTGGTATAATTTCTATAAATCCAGGAATCATTATTTTTTCCTGATACAACATTTATTTTAACATTTGCATCTATAACTTCTTTTTTACTTACAAGCTCATTATAAACTGAATCACAGCTAAAACACATACTTTTTTGAGATAAGATATAAATTTCTTGATTTTTTAGTTCTCCCTTTAGTACTTTGTCATAAATGTACTCAAAAAATTTATACTCAGTATCAAATTCTCTAGTATACTCGCCTTCATGTCCTTCATATGGGTGATCTTTTGTATGAGGATGCAGCCTTTTTTCTGACGGTGATAATATCAACTTACTTTTATCACCTTTATAATTTTTAAAAGTATCACTATTATCATCTGATATTCTGCTCGAAGCAACGAAAATGTCATCACCAATTTTCATTGATGCTACATTCCCATTTGCCGCTCTTGTTGTCATATATTTATCTTTTGCAGTAAAAGCTTCTTTATCCAATTCTAAAATTGTTTTTATATCAATTTCTCCATAATCGGTTTTATAACGATTGACAGTTCTATAATTATATTCCAAATCATTCCATTGCTTCTCATCTGTATATTTTATTTCTTGGAATTCTTTTAAAGTATCCGGTATATATTGATTTCCAAGCACATTTCTATATCTGCCAAATTGTTCCCTGTCTTTTGTAAGATTCTTTGTTTTCTTTATATATACATCGACAGTATCAACTCCATGCTTATCTTGTTGCCTTTTTAACCATTGATCATAGTTTTCTTTAACATCTACAACTTCATCCTTTTCAGTGATTGGGTTATGCTGTCTTTTCTTCATATCATCAGTGATTCCTTCGATATATGGAATCATATGTGAACGACAATTAGGATGAAGTGGAGGGACATTAACTCCTATCTTAGCATCTTGGACATTTATAATACTTCTATCATGCTGCTGACATATTTTAGATGTTCTGCCATCATGAACAGCTATGAACATCTCTTTCTCGATACCTGCATCCTTGAAATTAACAAGATCAATAAAATTGATGAACGCAGCCATCTCTGTCCTTACAAGCCTTTCACAATTTGCTGCACCTGCTGCAAATTTATCCTGTAATGTTTTGGACATTTCTTTATGAGTCTTTCCCATGATAACGCCCAACATTAATTGATCCTTTAGCTCATTGCCTAGATTCTGTGCATTTCCCCATATTCTTTTAGAATAATTCTTATCATACCAGGCTGATGTGAGCATATGATCCACGAGTGTTGGGTCTATTTCAGCAAAGTCATAAGCAATCCCCATACCTTTTGATATATTGAACACATTTCTGTAATAACCGTCATATATCCCTTTTAGATAGGCATCTGTGCTTTTTTCTTTTTCAAGATCATATTCCAGCCTCATCAGAGAATCCAATTTATTCTGCAATTCCATTAGTCTATTTATTCTTGCCTGATATGCAGGAGCATCAAGCTTTTTTAATAATTCTTTTTTTGCACTGCTTGATGGATTGTTTTCAAGCTTCCTCTTCAGTTCTGCATAATCATGATCATTCACAAGATTGTTAAGCAGTTCTCTTGCTTCCTGTTCTGACATAGGTGCCGAACCTGTCCCATGATGACTTCTGTATGAATCAAATATTCCCTCTATCTGTTTATCTGTGTACAGATAGGCTTTATGATAGAATCTTTTTACTTCTTCGATGTCTGCAACAGCATTCTTAATAGCATTATCAAGTTTTTCAGACTGACGTTTTTTCCAGTATTCTTCATTTTTCATATATCAACTAAGAAGCCTTATTAATACCGATAGAATCTGATTCATCATCTTCACTATCGGAAGGAGCATCTTTTTCATCATAGAATGGAACCTCACTTTGAGATTTGAATAATGCCTGCTGTGTTTTGATATTTTCTTCATTTTCTTTCTTTACCTTTTCTGTTTCATTAGAAGCATCCTCAACAAACGGAAGCTGTTCGATAAGAGTTTCATTTGATACCTTTCCACTTAAATTCGCAATCATCTGTGCAAGCTCGCTTAAATTCTTAGGAAGTTTTCTGGTGAAAGTTATCTTGATATTGTTCTTGTTGATATTAATCGCTTTAAGACCAAGATAGTTGCAGAACAAATCTATCCTTCTTCGCAGACCTTTCTTGTAATATTTTTCTTTTTCTCCGGTAATCATCTGAAGTCCGAGAAGCTTATATTCCATTGCTACTCCTGAACTATTCCCTACAAAGTTCTCATCTGTAAGATTTGGCACATGTGAGAAGGTATAAATATCTTCTTTAATAGCTTTTCTTAATACTTCAATTCCGCTTTCATCGAACGTTCTAGAAATATATTCTGCTCTTGCTTCGCTTGGAAGTTCTAATAAACCATTCTCTTTTAGAATCTTCATTGTTTCGCTGACTTCTTCATTATCGTCACCCATCAAAGAACCGTAGACAACTAGCAAAGCCTCAACGAACTGTTCTTTATCATTGACACGGTCACTCATTAATTTGTTATAGGCATCTATCAAAGAAATCTGCTGTTCAAAATCACCTATGCATAGCTTATTGTTTCTGTATTCGATTATTGGAACATCACCAAAATAATGAGGAACCATTTCTTCAATCATCCTATGCTTATGAGTAGAACAATCTATAATCATCGTATATCTATAATTTTTTGTTACCACTGTTGCACGATAGCAATACTGATCAGTGATTGCATCTTTAAATCTGTAATAATAAACACCAAAAAGAAGATTCTGTTCAATTGTGTCATCATAAACAAGAAATGTATGATCTGCTTCAATGTTCCTGACAGCAATATCCGTAGTATCCTTTTTGATATAAACATATTCATACGCAACACCACAGACACTCATATCATGTGCATTATCCGAATCAGCATCATCAACATCTGCATTATCAAAAGCATCTGTTAGTTTATCCAGCAATGTTTCATCATCACCATCATAAGTGTTGTAGGATATTGGAGAATTCATGAAGTATCCAGTAGCAGTATCGGAAATGTCCTTAGCATGATTGCATATTACTTTGTTGTTCGCAGAACCCTTATATTTTTTCTGCCTTCTTTTTATGTCATGCTCTCCTTCATAGTATCTTTTATTTTTTTTGATTTTTCCGATGATATTCCTATGCTTATTAATCAGGCTTTCTATCTGTACGATATTAAGTGATGACTCATCATATCTTTCTGCATCGATAGTAAATATATACATCTAATGTTCCTCCTATATCAGACATATTTGCTTCTGTTCTTTCCTGCACGTGCTTTTGATGCAATTATGTCTGTCTCACATCCATATCGTGCAGCATCTATTGAATGGTTGTTCTTATCCGGAAATTCACCTTTTAGATTTCCTTCCTTATCTTTTTCAATTTCATAATTATTGAACTCTCTTGCGGTATTAGGACATCTGATAGGATCAATGATTATCTGTTCAAGGTCCTGAAGCCATTTGATTCCGTTTTCTACACTATCCGGACCTTTCTTAGCGCCCTTCACTCTTAGTCCTAATAATTTGAATTCATTGATTGTACGAGGTTCTGCACTATCACATGTCACTAATTTATTCAACGGATTAAGCTTCTTGATCATCCTTACTGCTTTCTCATTTGAAAGACGTGTGCCGTAAACCTCACCAAAAATAAAAAGACGTCTACGCGTCTTATCAAAATGCATCTTTACATATGCCAGTGGATCACCAGCATAACCAAAGTCCAATCCGTTTTTTAATCTGTCAAATACCTGTATTTCATTGTCGGTTATCTCTCTTATAGATAGATTGGTAAATACTTCTCCGCCAGTACCCGTAACCTCACCCATATAATCATGATCATATTTGGCAGGATTTACTTTTTTCATATGCTCGGCTTCAATAAGAAACTGCTCTCCAAGCCACTCAGGTGGCGCCTGTAAGTAGGTTGTATGCGATACATATGTATCATCCCTTTTCACTAGAACTTGCCTGTTGCACCAATTTCTTTGCGATTCGGGTGGGTTAAATGAATAGAATACACAATACTCAGGACCACCACGAAGCAATGACTGATTGATATTGGTTATCTTGTCATAGCTTTCGAACTCGTCGCATTCTTCAAACCAGACATACTTGATATATCCTACAAAGACCTTTGTTGATTTTAGCTTCTTAGGATTATCAGCACCTTTAAAAAGAATAACCTGCCCTGTTGGCTTGTATGTCATCTGCAACTTAGATTCTGGTATATCCCAATCATCCTGAGCATTCAGCATATAGATAGCCCATTTTATTTGTTCATAAACAGAGCCTCTTAGAGTATCTTTGACACGTCTGATAACAACTGCATTGCTCATCAGTCCTTTTTGTGCATCTCTCATAATCCCTAAAGGAATCTCTGTGCCAATGAAAGAGGATTTCAAGGAACCACGACCACCTTTTAACCAATAGTGCGTGTAATCATTGTTTTTTACATGTTTGTGAACTTCATAGAAAGCCGGACCAATGGTAGATTTCAAACTAACCTTATTCATCTATATCATCTACAATCACTGTCTGCCCATTTGAAGTAACATCCACATTATCTGTAAACATACCAAAACGTTTACCTAACAGCTCTGCAGCTTTAAGCCTTTCTTTCTCGTCCGGAGGCTTCTGAATGACCTTTTGTGTACCGTTACCGTTCATGATCATTACATATGATTCCGATTTAGCGCGCATAACAGATGTAAGATATTCGACTACTTCTTGAATGTCGGCTGTGTTCTCGTTGTGAATCTCTTCCATTTTTTCAGAGATATATTTTTGTATCTCTTCTTTTTTTAAAAGCTTTGAAGCAAGAGGTGCTGCACTGGTGGCACTTTTACAATTGGCATAGACTGTTAGATATGCTCTTGTAGCATTAGTATCTTTTAGATACTCATCACAAAATAGTTTCTGCTTTTCTGTCATAGTCGCACCCCTTTCTCATCAAGTAATAAAAAAAGAGGCTTTATTATGCCTCTCTGCTTAATTTGCCTCTTTTTACCATTATATAACATTTAAATGCGCAATGTTGCGCCGTTTAACGTTTATAACCGTATATTCACGCTAATCTAGAATAACAATCATCTTTTCAATTGCATCATGTATGTACTTCTCTGCTGTTCTCTGCGATACATGCAGCATGTCAGCAGTATCATAGATGCTCATTGATTCGATGTATCGATAAAAGAGTACATCCCTATGATTGATATCATCAAGTTTATCTATATTTTGACGTATGAGAGCCATTTCTTCTAAACACCTATCCTTCATCATGATGTAATCGTTCTGAGTCTTGGGCCCTGAATATGAACCTGTCGGACTGTCTCTATATGAGATGGCTTTAACATTGATTAACTTATTCTGTAGATAGTCTGCTTTGTCTTTAAGATTTCTATATGATTTTAAATATGTTCTGACTTCTTCGGCTGTCATACGTTACCTCCTGATTACTCAAAAATGAAAAATAAATAAATCACTATCACCAATACAAATAGAATAAAAAACAATTTAATTTCACTCCTCCTTATCTTTTAAAGTATATACATAATATTTTCTTGTGGCAGTGCTAGGATGCCTTGCATTGTATTTATCGCTGTGCTGATTGCTTGCCTTGCAGTAGAAACTAGCTAATCCAATGGATAGCCTATTAGCGCATTCTTCAGCAGTGCCTGCAATAATTACATTGTCATTCATGTCATAGACAACATAGAACTGCCTATCTTCATAGCTTGCTCTTTTCTTTTCTTTCTTGTGTACTTTTCTATGAGCATATATGTTTGTCATATATTCCTCATTATCATACACACTCCCTATTTTAATAGGTATCTCATTTGAAAATACACTTTCATGCTTATATATACGTTGCCATCTATGTTTTAGAGCTAATTGAGTAGCATCAACATACTGACTTATCTTTTCTATTGATCCAGTTATATCGGTTCTTTTTCCGTTGCGATATAAAACAAAGTTTCCCATTTAACCTCCTTTCTGGAGAAGAAGAAAACAGTCCTTTACTCTTCCTATTGGTTTTCAATTTGTGTCTTCTCTTCTCCCAGCAACATCATAACTTTATAGTTGGATAGCAAAATTAGCGCTTCATACTCTTATTCTTTGCAAAAAAAAGGTGAATGAGATTGAAGCAAAGCCATGACACTGCTGTTGTTGTTAGGTTTTAAGAATATGTTAGGGCATCAAGTCCATGCGATGATCTTGCTTTTAGAAACAAATCTATTAAGAGTAATCCATATAGATTTTCTTATTTTAAATTTTCTTATGAGTTAAATATAAAGAACTCAATGCCCTGTGTAGTTATCTTATGAATTCATGCTGAATAAATGAGAGTAAATCTAAATAATGGGCACGATCTGTCTTAGATGTCTGTACTCCGTCTAGAGACTGAATCAGATTATTACCATTTTTTAGTCGTGTAACATATACTATTCTTCCGATATCATCATAGTAGTTATTATCATACCAAAAATCGCCAAGCTCTCTTTTAGCGGCAAATTCCTGTAAATATTTGATACGTTGCTCTGCTAGTTTCTTAGAATAATAATATTCTTTATGCAGTAAAGTGGTTGAATTACTATTTGTGTAAAATGATATTTTAAAAGGGTACTCATTTTCTTTTGCTGTTCGCAGTTTAAAATAAACTCGATTTAAATCAATGATAGAAAAATGTGTTCTCATGTATTCTTTTTCTTCTTCTGTTTTTGGCTCTTTAAATACATCGAACACTTCAACAAAGTTGCATAGCAATCTTCTGCTTCGCTTAATTTTTCCTGATGCAACTTTAATTGTTGGTTCAACATCTTCAATAATTCCATCTATTCTTTTAAATTTCAGGAGATTATCAGTATTACGTGACGCGTATAGACTGCCATTCTCTGCATATTTTTTTAGCGTTCTTGGTGTAATCTCAAACAACTCTGATATTTTGCTAAGGCTGCCACATCCTACGAGTTCATCTGTATATGCATCATAGACATAATATGTGTCTGTTCTTTTACCTCGCATTTTATATACCTCCCTTGTCATTTCTTGTCAGTTATTATTTTCTTTATCTTCTTCAATGCCATTCACAATCACCGACATAACAATTAAAATTGCAATAGCAATCACAGATAATACAATAAAAATTCCAATGATCAGCATGACAATAGCAAATATAGAAAATACATTTTCTAATACCTGTAATAAAATCATCTATATCATTCCCTTCTTAACTATTACATATATTTATCATGTGAGTATTTAACGTTCTTGGTATCAGTCTTCGCATAGATCATAGTCGTGTCAATCTGCTCATGGCCTAACATCAATTGCACCTGTTCAATTGGCATACCTTTTCTTAAAGCGGTAGTTGCTGCAGTTCGTCTGAACCTATGAGGATGTATATTTTCGAATCCACATTCTCTGCCGAGTCTTCTGATAGCTATTTCTACACCACTTATTTTCAATCTTTGATGTTTTCCTTTAGTTTTATCAACAGCAACGAATATATATTCATTCTCTATATTTTTTCTAGCATCAAGCCACTGCTGCATCCTGAGCACACTTAAAGTGTTTAAATAGCATACTCTTTCTTTAGCACCTTTGCCGAAGACTTTAATTTCTTTACGCTCTAGATCTAAGTCTTTCAATTTAGCAGTTGTCAGTTCTCCTATACGACATCCTGTCGTAAGAAGAAATTCAAAAATTGCTTGATCTCTCACTACCTTCAGCCACATTTTCGTGCCTACTTCATTAGCGCTCTTCTTTTCTGCGAGCTTATCTCGCATAACTTCAATCTGATCATCAGGAATAGGTTCTTTAATCACTTTATCTACTTTTATTTTTTTCATGGCTTTCATTGGATTACCATTTCTTAGATACCCTTCATCCATGAGCCATGTGAAGAAAGACGAAAAATTCCTTCTGTCATTATTTATTGTCACCTTAGAAACATCAGGATAGTCAATCATCCTTCTTGCAAAATGCATTCTTACATCGTCTCTAGTCCACTCGAGAACGCTTTTTTTGATGTAGAAGTGAAGCCACTTTTCAAGAGTGACTCTATAGTAATCAATAGTTCTTTCCGATAATCCATCAATTTTCTTTTGAACAAGAAATCTCTGAATCAGTTCATTGTCATCCAATATATCTGTAGATATTTCATTCTTGCTCCTGACCAATTCAACTCCATCGAGTGCCACAAGCAGCACCCCTCGCAATATTGTAAGTTCTTCTCCATTCAGCATCTTCATAGAGCATATTACTCTATTGATTATTTCGTCCTTTAACACTTAAACCACCTCTCATTACGTACATTGGAGTATGCAGCACAACATTATGTTTCCCTTCAACGCTGTTACCTTGAACAACTTCTGCATTTACTCCAGCCAGTGAAAGCTGCACATATGTCATGTAGACGCATTTATAATCCAAGTCCTGTGCTTTCACCTCCAATAACTGCTGATAGTTATATCCTTTTTCTTTCATCACTTTTGCATACGCAAGTATATTTGCTCCACCACCGGAAGAGGGCTCATTAAGATATTCAGTTCCTCCATCATAATCAGCTAACGCAACGCCTGCCATCATTTTGCAAATATGAAATGGAGTGAAGAACTGCCCTGTATGACTGTTTCCTGAACTTAATTCCATGTAGATCTTCCCAAGATAATCATCTAGATTGTTCTCTAGAAGAGAAGAAAGACGTCCTAACATGCATCCGAGTATTAAGAAATCATCTTTACTGTACTTTATAGCGATGTTGAAGAACGCCTTTTCGCGTTCTTCATCTGGTTCGATACTCTGTGCAATTGATAATGCTGACATTTCAACCCAGTCAGCGAAGACCTGGTGAGGAGTATACTTTCCAGCCATTCTATTGATATTGTCAATTATATATTTCACCATACATCCCCCTTACAGCTATCGACTTCTTGTAATTCATATAGGTAATCCTGAGTTCTTTGCATAGATCTTTTTACTTTTCTTTCTTCTTTATACTTCAGCATTCTTTTCTTCCTCTTTTTCTTTTTTTAACCAATCGTCAGGAGTGATTATTTCTTCAACAGGTTCGCTGTTATTTCTGTTGAATGCTTCAAGAAGTTCGTTGTATTTTTTGTTGAGTTCTCTATTTTCTTTCTTTAACTTTGCCCATTCATAAGATAGCTTGTCATGACCTTCATAAAGATCATCATATTCTTGTTGCAACTTTTCTTTTTCTAATCGCATTTGCTCAATATAGATTTTAGTTGCGTTTTCAACGATACAATTTTGCAAGCCTTCATAATTAAAAGCTTTTGGAAATCTGTTATATGCAGTCACTGCAACCATGTCAAAAATTTCTTTATAAGTCATCATCAATCACCTCGCAATTCTTGAGCACATCTTCGATTGACGTAGATTCTAAATCTTTCCAATCTGTAAATTGAAATAGATTGCTAAAGTCATATAAATTTAGAAACCCTATTTTTTCATCACTGATAGTATTCCAAGTTCCACAGGTTATCTTATGAGGGCGTCCTTTAAATGCAATCACGCGCTCACTTTCTTCTCTTGCAATGTATCTATAATCTCTTTTGTATAAATATCTTAAGATTTCATGTTCTACTCTAATCAACTTGACAGGCTCTTTATACTCTGATAAAAGCCATTTTACTTTAACATTCGAGCAATGCTCTTCTATATTGCAAAAGATACAATTATCACAGACACCAAGACATTTCTCAATTGTGTGCCTATCTTTGCTTATTGAAAAATCAAAAACAACATTTGATTTTTCTAATATTTCTTTCTTAAATCTTTCTGCGTTTAACATTTTCTTTTACCTCACTCTTTTGTGCTTTTGCGTTTGCTATTAGCGAAAGATAGAATTCCACAATACCTTTATTAAGATTTGGTGCGTTTCTATGAATGCACTTATTATAAAATTCTTGCACGCCATATCCTATTGCAGCTCTTTCCCAAAAATCATAGCCACCAACAATAATAGCGTTTGTGATTGCTAGGTTTAACGCTTCCTTATACAACTCAAGATAATGATTTTGACATTCTAAAACAGTATATCTACGTTTGATTAATGCATTTTCTTCTTTTAAATATTCTATCTCGCTTTCTAATTCGTTCACAAACTCGCCCGAATATGTAATTTCTTTTAAATTCTTTTTGTCCATATAATCATTCCCTATGTTCTAAAAATTCAATAGATATAATATTATTTACATTTATACCAACATCATCAATCTGACTTCTACCCTCGAAAACCCACTCATGAATAATTGATTTCGCTTCATTTTTTGAAATGCCAATGTTATATCCTCCGTAAAAATTACCTTTTACATATTTGGCTAAATTATCATCTGAAGGAATAACTACGTATCTAGATCCATCTACTAGATAGATATTTATTTGTTTAATATTTTCCATCAAGAACACCTCTAATCTTTTCTAGTACATCTTGCAACTCTCTATTTTCACATTCCACTTCTTCAAAATCATATTCAGCGTCAGCGAGAGCGTCTCCTAAGTTATCACAATATTCTTCTAACGCTTTGATATATCCATCTTTGTCAAGAAGACTGTTGCTTACGTTATCATATCCGATAAAGTCTTCTTGCTGTGGTCTCTTTAAATTACTAACATCATACTTACTGTCTGGTTTTTTAATCCACTTAATGAAGTTCTCTTTTGAATAGAATGGACAGTCTCCGTCACAATCCCCAATGTCACAAGACACGTCAACCCTATCTCTTTTTAAAGAGTTATTGAAATGTGAACATGGGGCGATTCCAAAGACTTCATCATCTGATAGGAAGTCAGCGACTGCTTCTAGCTTATTGAGATTCACTAACTCCATACTTTTCTATATCCTTTCTTATTTCTTCTTTTTGAATGGCTCTTTCTACTTCTCTATTGATTTTGAATTTCTGCCACTCTCTGACTTTATCAATATCTAAATAACCCAAAGCAACTAACTCTGTGATACAGATAAGAACGTCTGCCACTTCTTCGTGCAGATCGTTTTTGTATCTATCATAAAAGCCGTATCTTTTTAATTTAGTGATTGCCTGGATTAACTCTGCGCATTCTTCCGTTGCAATGGTAAGTGTTAAACCTTCGCCATTGATATGTGCTACTTTATCTAAATCAAGGATTTTATTTTGTGGATATTTTAATAATTCTGTAACTCTTCCGATTTCTTTAAACATTCTTTTAATCCTCCGAAACGAAAGTAATGACAATTGCTCCTAAAGTATTAGCAATACTTTCAGCTTCTACTACATTTTTGAATACTTTCGCTTTCTCTACTGTTTCATCCAATTTAATAGATGTTAGTGATGCACTTGTAACATACATATTTCCTAACTTTACCAGATATAATTTTTCCATTTTATTCTCCGCCTCTTTTCGACTATTTTTCGACTAACTGAACATCTGCAGCATTTTCTTGCGAATTAACAGTGTAGCCGATAACGTAATATTTCTTTTTTAATTCTTCCAGTTCGTTCAAAAACTGCTGATAAGTGAAGTAGACCACTTTTTTAGTCAAATAATTATTCATTCTTAAGTCTCCTTTATGGTTGTTTTGAACTTATATTCAAACAATTTCTTCTTGATTGCGTAAACATCTGTTTTTCTGCCTTTTACATCTTCATAGATTGTTGTTCCGTTGACTTCATAGACAAAATCACAGATGTATCGCATTGCTCTTCTTTTTCTCTTCTTTCCATCAACCACAATTTCGAAAGATGGTATCAATTCAACAGGAACCTGAAGACGGAGGTTACTGATTTCTCCGTCCTGTTCCATCTGCTTGAGTACTAAATACCTTCTGGCCTCTTTCTTAGAATCGAATGTGATTCCATCGACTGTTGTTTTTCTTGAGTTATACTTGCTCATTCAGACATTCCTTTTCTTTCCTTGCTTTGTTTAACACTATTTCTTTTATCATTCTTCTGCGTTCATCTCCATCCATTTCGCATGTTCTGCCACAGGCATGAATAGGACAGTAGAAGCTATCAGCGTAGCACCCGTTACACATTTCATCGATTACATCGATTGCAGCTTTAAATCTTCTTTCATAATCAATCATGCGACAACCTCTTAAAGAACAATCAGCGCAATCACAAGCGCCACAAGAATAAACGACAGTACTATGATGATCTTGCAGTCTCTTTTGATTTTCTTGTCTTCCCTGATAGTCTCTTCAAGAATGCTTTTCAAAGAAGAAACATATTTATTATTTCTAATTCTGAAATCTGCATATTCCTGTTTCAGGTCTTCATGATCTTCCTGCAAATAAGAATATTCAGTTTCTAACTCTTTATACTTTTCTTCTGCATCCTGAAGAGCTTCAAGATGTTCTTCCATTTCTATTTTCAATTTTTTTCACCTTCGTTCTTTCAAAATTCATAGTCACTATGATGACGCGTAACGTATATATATGGGGGAATCTCAAATTCCCCATATATTAATACGTACGCAGTCAGCAACTATGCGCAAATATATATATTTATATATAGTGTTTGCGCTACGTGTTTGCGCTAATCTTTTTTATCACTCCACGTTCATATTCAAATCCTTCTAATTTAGAATTTTTTATCCATTTAGGAATTATCACTCTTAGTGATCCAGCTGTTTTTCCAGCCATCAAACCACTTTCTGCTAATTCTTTAACGGTAACTTGTCCAGCGTTATTTAATTGTTCAAATGCATTCAAGAATAACTCAATATTACTTTCTTGTTCTTTTTGCTTTGTCTCATTCATCTTTTCATATTTTGACTTTCTGCTTGATTTATCAGGACTGCAGCCCTTAAGCAGATTATTGTTATCAAGATAATGAAGAGGATATTTAAAGAACACATTGACAGGATCGAATGAAGCGAATTCTCTTAATGTTCCGCTGATCTGTAGAGCACTCATATGATCGACATTGTATAACTGCTTCTCTTTCAGAATCTCCAGTTCAGTCATCTGATCAAAATCAAGCATCTCTGCACAGTAGTTATTCATTGCTTCTAGATCATTTTCATCTGTCTTAAGCGTTTTATAAATGTATGTTCTCCAGTTAGGTACTGCTCTATCAAGCACTGCCTTGATTGTCTCCACTTCTGCTTCTTTTCTGAACTTGTCTTTTACTTCCTTAGGAATATCAAGTTCTATCATGTCTAATAAGGCATCAGGATCTCTTGCGAATACTCCAGAACCGGAAGCTCTGTCCATCGATTTTTTAGAACCCTGTGCACCTTTCGAATGATGATGTGCATATATGACAGATGCACCTGTCGCTTCTGCAATTTTATCAAACTGGTTGCAGAAGTTGGCCATCTCTGAGGCACTGTTTTCATCTCCTGTTATTACCTTGTAAATAGGATCTATCACAACTGCTCTGTAGTTTCTTTTCTTAGCTCTTCTTATAAGTTTTGGAACAAGCTTATCAAGTGTTAATGTCTTACCTCTCAGATTCCATGTATACAGATTTTTTGAATGTCTTTTGTTTTCTGGTATTCCGAGCGAATTATAGACATCTTCGAATCTGTGAAGACATGAAGGCCTGTCTAATTCGAAATTCACATAAAGCACATTTCCTTGCTTGCATTTTCTTCCAATCCATTCAGTGCCTTCAGTGATTGCTATACATAATTCAATAAGTGCAAATGACTTACCTGACTTAGAAGGGCCGACAAGAAGCATCTTATGCCCTTGTCTTAATATCCCTGGAATAAGTTCCTCTGCATAATCAGGTATGTTCTTTAATGAATCAGCAAGACATTCCTCATCCGGAAGATCATCATCAATTGATTCAATCCATTCTACCCATTCATCATAGGATTCCTTACCTGTATTAGTCTCAATGATGAACTGCTTATGTTCTCCCCTGATAACACCAGGCATTCTCGATAGACGAGAAGGATTCTTGTTCTGACCATCAACTTCAAGACCGTTCTTATCACATATCTTGTAAAGATATGCCACACGTTCTTTATATTCTTTTGAATCATTAGCCTCTATTTTTACGATTGCATGTATTGACTTAGAGCCACTGTATACAACTGCAGCAACTGGAAGCTCAATCTGATGGATTATAGATAGCTGCTTTCCGATATCGATAGAATCAGATTCTACTAATGCATATTTGAATGATGTAATATCCGCATTTCTAACACCCTCACCATTTAAAGGATTGAATCTTATCCATGCTCCTGCTTCCTGATTATAGTCTCCAAGAACTTCACCGATATCATCATGACACTTATGAAGCTTTTCAATCAGTTCTCCAGCAGTCATCTTATATATTCCTCGATTGCCAGGAATATATTTTCCTTTATCATTCTCCATAGACTGCAT